TACCACATAGTTAAACCAAACAGCAATGTCAATTAACGATATAAAAATATTGGGAATAAATAGTTTAGTCTTAGGAATTTCTATGACACATATAGATGTGATTTTAAAAATTTTATTACTTTTAGTATCAATTGGTTACACAATACACAAGTGGTACTTAATGTATGGAAAGAATAAGTGAACATATTTCTTATAAAGAAAGTATAAAGTCGCACACGGCGACTCGATTAAATATAAACAATACACCCGATGGTTATCAAGTTTCTAATATGGTTGGTGTTGCTCATAATGTTTTCGAGCCTCTTAGAGAATATGTAGGTGGTCCTATAAAGATTACAAGTATGTTCCGCTGTGAAAAATTGAACTCTGTTTTGGGGGGAAGTTCCCGCAGCCAGCATTGTGAGGGTCGAGCTATGGACCTGGATGACACCTTTGGCCATAAAACAAATGCTGAAATGTATAGGTTTATAAAAAACAATTTAAATTTTGACCAGCTTATATGGGAGTTTGGAGATGATACAAACCCAGACTGGATTCATGTAAGCTATATCTCAGAAGATGAAAATAGAAAAAGATGTTTAATAGCTGATAAAGTTAATGGCAAAACATTATATAGAGTGGCATGAGCAAAACTAAAAAACCATTTAAAGAAACGGGCGTAGGAAAATTTCTTATTGAAAAAGCTCCTTCAATACTTGGAATAGTAGGGGATGCTTTTTTGCCGGGAAATGTTATATCAGAACTTATATCTGGAAACAGTCAGCTATCAGAGGCAGACAAAGAAATAGCTCTTGAGAAATTAAAACTAGAGCGTGCTGAGATAGATGGGGTAACTAGGCGTTGGGTGTCCGATTCCAGAAGCCAGTCTTGGCTTGCAAGAAATGTTCGCCCCCTTACTCTTGCTGTATTGGTTTGTTCTTATGTTGGTGGGTGGTATATGGGACTGCCGACAGATGACACAGCTTCACTTCTCACATGGGTTCTGTGCGGATACTTCGGAGCGAGAACGGCAGATAAGATAGGCGTAAAATTTCCAGGCAAATAATTATTATATTTGTATTAATAAATTTAATACAATGGATATTAGAAAGATATCAATAGGTCCAGACTATAAGTCTAGCGCAATGCACTATATTGTAGGACAAGAAATTTTAGGAGGCTCACACAGCATTCACTTAATAAAACAAGACGAGAAAAAAGGCTCAATAAAAATATGGATTCAAAAAAAAGATGAAATATTTTTATGGAAAGAATTTAATCCTACTATGCCAATTGCTGTAGAATATAATATAAATTTTTAATGAGGTCTCCTTTTTATTTTATAGTAAAACCTGTAAAGGGTAAAAGATATAATAATTCAAAAAAGATAGGCGGCATAGATTTTATAACCAGCACTTCAGAAGAAAACCATATAGCGTCTAACAGAGAGGCTATTGTTGTTTCTACTCCTCTAGGATATGATGGAGAGATAGAACCTGGAGACATATTATTAGTGCACCATAATGTTTTTAAGTTTTATAATGACATGAAAGGTCGTCAAAAAAGCGGTAAAAGTTTTTTTATAGATGATTTGTTTTTTGTAGACAATATGCAGTTTTATATGTACAACAAAAACAATAAGTGGCATTGTCATGACAAGTATTGTTTTGTAGAGCCAATTTCAGTTACTGAGTCTTACATACATAAACCTTTTGCTGAAGAACCACTTATGGGTAAGATAAAATATATAAATAAAACATTACAGAAATATGGCGTAAAAGAAGGTGACTTAGTTACTTTTAGACCAGACACTGAATATGAGTTTAATGTTGAGGGTGAAAAATTATATAGAATGTTTGACCATCACATTACAATGGTATTGTGAAACACTCCATCAAGTGTAGTCAATGTGATGAAACATTTGCTGGAGGATTTGAGTATAGAATGCATTGGGAAAAGTACCATTTAAAAAACGCTTTAAAAGAAAATGAGCTCAGAAGAATTAAAGAAAAAAATAATTGAAGCAGGAAGAAAAGCTGTAGAGCAGCTTATTAAAGTTGCTAAAGAAGATATTATTAAGCACGACCCTGAAGATGAGCTGGCGGCAGATAGATTAAAAAATGCAGCAGCCACAAAAAAACTAGCGGTTTTTGATGCTTTTGATATTTTAAATAAAATAGATGCTGAACAAGAAAATATTAATATATCTAACAGTACCGAATCTAAGGTAGAAACAAAACAAGGATTTGCAGAAAGACGCTCAAGATAGTATATATAGGGTATTAAAAGAATACATTCCTAAAGGAGTTTTAGCTAATAAAAACAGGGCTAAAACCTGGGAGTATGGCTATAATGTAAAGTATGATTTTATATGTATTTCTAAAAATGGAAAGGTAGGAGATGTAGTAGAAATATCAGGATTAAGAATAGGGCTTCCATTGATTCCTAAAAAACCTTATAGCCGTTCTGCAACTAAGTCGGAACAATATTGGGAGCGTGAAGAGTTACCAAAAGAACTTTTTAAAATACAGTCTATATTTCAGTGGAATGAAATGCCTTCGGTTTTTAAATCTAAATGGGTAGACTATATAGAGTCTGAGTTTGATAGAAGAGAAGAAGGACATTGGTTTTTAAACAACGGTACGCCTACTTATATTACTGGCGCTCACTATATGTATTTACAGTGGTCTACTATTGATGTAGGCTATCCAGACTATAGAGAGGCTAATAGAATTTTTTATATTTTTTGGGAAGCAAGCAGAGCAGACAAAAGAAGTTTTGGAATGGTCTATTTAAAAATAAGACGTTCTGGATTTTCTTTTATGGGCTCTTCAGAATGTGTAAACACGGGAACACTTGCAAAAGACTCAAGGGTAGGGATTCTTTCTAAAACAGGTTCAGATTCTAAAAAAATGTTTACAGATAAAGTAGTGCCTATCTCTAACAGGCTTCCATTCTTTTTTAAACCCATTCAAGATGGTATGGACAAACCAAAAACCGAGCTTGCCTTTAGGATACCAGCCTCTAAGATTACTAAAAAAAATATGTATGAAGTAGTGGATAATGAATTAACTGGATTAGATACCACTATTGATTGGAAAAATACAGATGATAACTCTTACGATGGTGAAAAGCTTTTACTTCTTGTTCACGATGAAAGCGGTAAATGGATAAAGCCAAATAATATTCTTAACAACTGGAGGGTTACTAAGACTTGTTTAAGATTAGGTAGTAAGATTATTGGCAAGTGTTTGATGGGGTCTACCTCTAATGCATTAGACAAGGGTGGTAATAATTTTAAAAAGCTTTATGAAGATTCAGATGTAAACAAAAGAAACGCCAACGGACAAACAAAAAGCGGTATGTACTCTTTATTTATTCCTATGGAAATGAACATGGAAGGATTTATAGATATATATGGACAGCCTGTCCTTAGAGTTCCTAAAGAAAAACGCAAAGGTGTTGATGGCGAGTGGATTACAAACGGAGCTATAAACTATTGGGAGGCTGAAGTAGATTCTTTGAAGCACGATGCTGACGCTCTCAATGAATTTTATAGACAGTTTCCTAGAACAGAGTCTCATGCATTTAGAGATGAAAGTAAATCATCACTATTCAACCTTACTAAAATATATCAGCAGATAGATTACAATGACTCGCTAATTATGCAGCACCATTTAACAAGAGGTAAGTTTTATTGGGAGAATGGTATAAAAGATACTAAGGTAATTTTTAGTCCTGATAAAAAAGGACGTTTTTTAATAGGATGGTTTCCTTCAAAAAACTTACAGAATAGAGTAATAAAAAGAAACGGATTACATTATCCAGGAAACGAGCATATAGGAGCATTTGGCTGTGACTCGTATGATATATCAGGAACTGTAGGTGGAGGAGGCTCTAATGGAGCGCTGCACGGCATGACGACTTTTAGCATGGAAGAAGCTGCAGCAAATGAGTTTTTTTTACAGTATGTAGCTAGACCACAAACAGCTGAAATATTTTTTGAAGAGGTACTTATGGCTTGTGTGTTTTATGGTATGCCTATACTTGTAGAAAATAATAAGACTAGATTACTATATCATTTTA